CTATCCACATACGCATTGATCAAGACATGCACAGTCGTTTGGTTGTACTTGCTGAGTTGGAAGGTAATGAAATTGCTGCCCAAGGAAGCGTTCTCCTAGAAAAAATGATTATGGGTGAATGGCATACGGTAACTGTAGCAGCAGAGAAGATGAATCGCTTGGGATTAACAGGGAATTTAGGGCAGGGCAATGGAAGCGTGGTGAAACTTCGGGAAGTCGAGGATTTCTCAGTAATTGGAAATAAAAAAGCCTGATGGTCTAGATCAGGCTTCGTAATTCATTAATTTGGGATCAATGAATATGCAAACTAATTTATCAAATCAATCAACCAAAGACAAACTTTTAGAACAAAAGCGTCAGCAAAGTTATCAATCGTGGCATGAACCAGCTTTGAGAACTCTCTCAGGTTTACTTGATGGGCGTAAGAAAAATTTAGCTCGTCAAAACCGTGATGAAAACAACGCTGCCGTAACACGTGATGAGTTTATGCAAGCCTTGGTGGATCAACACGGAAAGCATGGTCTTTATCTGGTCCATGCAGGTCAAATCATTTCAAGTTTATATCGGGCTAAACGGATCCGCTATTTGGGCAGCACTTTCATTCAAATCATTGAGGAAGGTGAGCAGAAGTGAGTAACTCAAAAGGTATTAAAGTCATGAGGTACTTACATCATGAGTAAATTTACGCCCAATTCCTTTATGGTGGCCAACGCATTTGTTGACGAAGCCATGAATAAAATTAGTGATGCATCAGTGAAGATCTATCTGTTAATTATTCGCAAAACACGCGGCTGGACAAAGGAGAGTGATGCGCTCTCTTTGCGCCAATTAGAAGGTTTATCTTTGAAGAGCAGACCTACAGTAATTAAATGTTTAACTGAATTAGAAAACGTGGGTTTGATTAAAAAACACCATCAATCTAAATATGGAAATGTTTATTCACCAGTAGATGCTTATTATTTAGGTAATCTAATTAAATTTCCGACCCGAAAAATCTTAGTTAAGACATTTATATTGTTCAATAAAGAGGTGGTTAAAAATTTTAACCACTTTGGTTATGGTCTTAAAATAGATCACAAAGCAAACGGGTTTTACTTAAAAACGAATGGAGAAAGTGCGGTACTGGTTAAAAATATTTACCACCTTTACCCTGTGCATAGTTGTGTGGATAACTCCCCAAGATGGTTAAATTTTTTTACCACCACAAACGGCAAGTGGTTAAATATTTTTACCGCAAGTGGTAAAGAATTTTTACCTCAAGTGGTTAAAATTTTTAACCCACAAAATACAACTATCAAAAGAAACTATCAAAATAAAAAAAATACGTGGTTTGTTTTGGAAAATTTGAAATATGAAATTTGTTCAATCAATCCATCAATCGATACCAACGAGATTTTTAAAGCTTCCTGGTTTGAGAGAGAGCTAAAAGCATTCGAAGGATTTAACCAGGATCGCAATCACTCCGATGATTTCATGGTTAAGTTTTTTGCAGAGTGGATGCTTAAAGCACGTGCCAAATACGCAAAGATGAAAACACCGGCACCACGCTCTTTTGAAAACAAAAACTCAAGTTGCCAACAATCCAATTGTGAAAACACATTGCCGGAGGTAATAACTTTTGCCTCTGACAAACAGCTTTTTATGTTTGCTCGACTTCTTGTAAACCATCCTGATTTCAAAGATTCATTTTGTCATAGAGGGGAGTCTTGGATGGATGCTGGTAAGCGCATGGCCCAAAAGCTAGTAGATCCTGAGCAACAAAAACCATTTATTCCGTATTTGATTGAGATGGGTTTTAAAACTCCATCCAAAGGGGCGGCAGCATGAATAAATTCGAGATTTTGGGATGGGGGCTACTCATTTCGTTTGTGACAGCAGTACTTTGCGGAGCTGTGTTTTTGTGGTGGCTGGCGAGAAAAGAGGGGGAGGAAGTAAATAATGGGTAAAGTTTTAATTGGAGTTGATACAGGTGTGCATACGGGTTTTGCAGTTGCTTTTGACCATGGCAAGGGCGGTGAGCTTCAGGATGTTAGTTCGCTCACCATTACCCAATCCATGAGCAAGGTTTTGGAGCTCGCGAAAGAACATGGGAAAGAAAATCTTAAATTGTTCATTGAAGATGCACGTTTACGTACATGGTTCGGTAATGCCGATGCACGACAAGCGCGTAGTGGTGCTGGTGTGCGCGAGGGGATTGGATCGGTAAAGCGTGATGCACAGATTTGGGAAGATTGGTGCAAAGAGCAGGGATTGAAATATCAGATGATTCATCCAGCTGCAAACAAAACCAAAACTGATGCGAAGTATTTTTTAAAACTAACAGGGTGGGCGAAACGCACAAATGAGCATGCGCGTGATGCGGCCATGCTTGTATTTGGGCGATTTGCAAAGTTTTGATGTGAATAAGGTTTTAAGAATTTGTTTTTAATTAAAGGTAAAGGGTAAATAGGAAGGCGATTATGTTAGTTGAAAAGTTTGATTTTATTGAGTTACTTCGCCTTGCTATTGCTCAAGGCAAAGCTGAAGGTAAGAAAATTTCTAAAGATGTTGTTTTAGGTGAATTAGCACTTTTATCACCAGCTGCAAAACTTTGGGCAACGGTTTTAGTTGAAAAGGTAGATTTTGAACGAATTGCAATTATTACCCCAGCCCAAAAACAAACAGAAACTTTTTATAGTAAGTATGATTTTAACTTTGAAACCGAGCGCCGTATTGAAGATATACCCGGCAAGGTTGAGTTCGTTCGCGGAGAGATTAAATCTGGTAATTTTTTCCGAGCGCGAAATAAATTAGCGGTAAAAATTCATGAAGAAATGGTAGAGAAAAAATTTACACCTACTAATGCTCAAGGTGATCTTACTAATCTGGCAAAAGGTATGGCTGAGATTATTTTGCGTGGCCATGTTTTTGTTAAGGCTATGTGTGGGGCATGCCAAGGAATAGGAAAACTCGAAACTTTTAATTCAAAGGGTTTTACTGATGGGGCAAGGTTTTGTGAAAAATGTAATGGTACTGGTAAGCGACCATATACGTTAAATGAAAAAATGAAAATTGCAGGTATTGTTGCCACCAAGACTGCATATATAAAAAGCTATCAAAAGTTTGAGTTATTTGGAGAGTCTATTGTTGCAGAATGGGAAAATGAAATTAGATCGCGTATTTCTCGTTCATTTCGTTTTGAACTTCCTGATACACAAGTAACTTGTGCTTGACAGCTGGGTATACACTTGAGTATAAAGATTTCTAAAATGGGCGAAATGTAAAGTAATCGCCAGAATGAATTTATGAGCTCGCCAAAAGGTGAGCTTTCTTATTTATAAACTAGAATAAATATTAACGAGGGTGGAACCTAGGTGGCTGATAAGCAATTTAATTCTAATTTTGTTGAAAAAATATGCTTGTTACTTATTTTTTTTATAATGGCAATAATTATCTATATTTTAGGATTTAAAGGATTTAAGTTCTTTTTAAACTCTGAAGAAGTTATCAATTACAAAGATATTATTACTTTTGGATTAAGTGTATCTTCGTTAGTACTTGCTCTCATATTATATAGTGATTGGCGGGAAAAATATCTTGCAGAATCAATTGATAAAGACTTACGTGAAATAAAAGCCTATATAAGTGAATTGAATTTTATTGTAAATAGATTTCCTTCAACAGAATCGGAAGCTCATGTGCGTGAGAGGTCTGAGTTTTATAAAATTTTCTGGAAATTAAGAGTTGTTAATTCAAATTTACAGTATTCAAATTTAACTTCGCTTAATAAAGAAATTGAAGAATATTTGACTGCTTCACATGGTTTTCTTAATGCTATGTTGAGAAATGCAAAAGATGAGTATTCCCCAATTGTTAAAAAATCAAAAAAATTATTTGATGATTTAAATGCTTCTATTGAATTGGCACGTAAAAATAATTTAAAAACTTTAAAATGAATATATTTGCCAAACGGATTACGGCATATGAAGCCCCGCTAAATATCGATTATTGGCGGGGCTTTTTATTAAATTTTAATTGAATTTGCTATGGATAAGGATGTATAAAAATATTATAAAATCCATTAATTATATAATTTATTTAAAATTAAATTAATGGAATTTAAACAATATTTACTTAGATTATGCATTAGGTAACTCAAATAAACATGATTTTAGGAGGATAATTAAAAAAACGGAGTACAAATGCTATGAATGAGAATGCAGAGCTAATAAAGTACATTGATGTGGCTGAGTCCGTATACGAACGTGTATATTAAAATAATAAAATCTCAAATAATTTGATTGTTAACCTAAATCGCATAATGGCTGAGATAAAGAATCAAGGTGCAGAAAAAAGGCTCAAGTTGAAATATAGTTCAATAGACTTTGAACATTGTTTAAGTTTGCCTTTAGCTGATCGAGAGATAAAAGTAGATTTGAGTCTGATGCCTCATTTTGAAGATCGTGAGGAAAGTATTTTGTGGTTAACCAACTTTGTTGGAAAAATATGTGAACCAAAACAGATGCGCAGGCAGAAATTAAATTTTCGTTAAGTACTTGTGAATTTTGATAAACCGCCTTTAAGGTGGTTTTTTTATTGCTAATTGAATATTTTTTTCGAGTAATAACTAATAGTTATAGACTATTAAAGCACGCATACATTTTTACAGTTGAGTTGAAGTTTTTTTACATAAAAATTTAAAAAATAATAAAAAACTTTACATTGTTTGGTGTGGCTGTTATACAAGATGATTATTAAGGGGATTCAAATGACAATTATCACATTACGAGATGTTGAGACAAATGAGAGGATAATTGTAAGGTCCGTAATCGATCCAGTAGCAAGAAAAGATAAAAAGGGAAACATACAAATTATTCAACTTCATAAGTGGTTATATGATGAATCTGATGATTTTGTTGATGAAGAGTTCTATGGTGCGCTCAACAGTGGAAAAGTTGGAATGTATGTCAGTTTGCAGTATGTGATTATGAAAATTGAAAACTAATTAGCTTTTTTATTTTTAGTTAGTCTTTGATCGTAACTCTGCTAATAGCCTGTCCACTATGTCACATAAGAACCCACTCGATATCAATTTTCAGTGGGTTTTTTCATGATCAGAATAATTTTCTAAAACTAAAAATATTTTATCTGACTAATAAGAAGTCAATACTATCATCACTCGAAATGTATAAGTATTAAATAGTTATGTTTTAAATGTTTGAATTATTCAATTTTTTATTAAATTCATATTGATAGTGTATGAAAATTATGCAATTATGCACCGATAAATATGTTCATACATATTTTATATTTCAGGTTTAAGTGTATTTTTCGCTATGCTCATTTCTTTTAGAGAAGAAGAAATGGGCTTTTTCTTATTTAAGAAAAGCTTAAATTTTGAGATAGAAACTAAATAATGATGTACACAATTAGATACGTTCATCGTAATAATATTAATTATGTCGCTTCAAATATTGATAGACATTTAATTATTCTAAAATCGATTGACTCAGAATTTAGGATGGGTCATCAAATTTCTTATGATGGTAAAAAAATATTTAACTTTACTTTGAATGAAAAAACTGATGCAGTAATTGAATTTGAGGGGAATGAAAAAAAAGTATATGAATATCTTCTTTCAATTTAATAAACTGCTTCCGCTATGGTAAGTATTTCTATAAAATTTAAAGGTTGCCTTAAACAACAATTAGCCTTATTGATCAGCGCAAAAATGAGATAAGGGAAAGCTTACTGATTCAGTAGGCTTTTTTTTATTTATTAATGAGTTAAAAAATAGAAAAATTAATTGATTAATCTTTGAAATTTAAATTACATTCAAGTACAACTATTTACAATGTGTTGCATTTGTTTGCGTGTTGAAACAGAAAATAAAGCATACTTTACATGAGAGCAGTCCTCTTACCACTTCACAAATAAGGAAATCCTTAATGCCGCAATATTTAGTGATTGCAGAAAGTGTGTATAGGAAAGTCAAAGAAAATGAGCTATTTTCAGATAATTCTATTGAAAATCTTAATAATCTGATGACTTTTATTCGTAAAGAAATAGCAGATAGTGTATTAAAACTTAAGTATAACTTTATTGATTTTGAAGAAGCTTTTACAAAGCCTTTAAGTGAATGTAAGGTTAAAATTGATGTAAGTCTAATTCCTCATTTTTTACAGGAAGATGAATACGTTTTATGGTTAGCTGGATTTATTGAAAAAATTACAGAAGGGGGTTCTAAACCTCCTCCGTCAATTAAGAAATTTATTCCAGAGTTTATGAGCTTAAAATCTGAATTGGATTTTGTAGTTATCCCAAATGAAAAAGTTGAAAATAACGGAGAAGAAATTACGGATTACTTTAATTCAAAGCTCTATAAGTCAACTTTTAAGAAGTAATATTTCATTTTCTGAGAGTTTAGCCACCGCCTTAGGGCGGTTTTTTTATGGGTGAAATATGGATGATAAAGAATACTTTTGGCTTACAAGAAAAAAAGAGCCCAAAACTAAACTCAAAAGTAGATCTTTGCCTAAGGCTAAAGAAAAATTTCTTGAAGCGGAAGAAACGTTATTTCAAGAACTTGAAGAGCATCGAATTGGTTATCGACGAAAATTTCAATTTGAATCAACTAAAAATTGGCGGTTCGATTTTTATATTGTGAAGTTAAATCTACTGATAGAAATTGCTGGCAGTCCTTGGGCAGTTGGTCGCGGTGGCACAAAGATAGCAAATTCATTTAATAAATATGATCTAGCTCTAGACCGAGGTTATGAATTTGAGCGTCTTGAACCTCACCAAATTGAATCAGGTTATGCAATTAACTGGATTAAAAGCGAATTAGCGAGAATTGAAGATGGAACAAATCAGACCATTTCCTCCAACTGATTTTATAGATCAAGCAGATGAAGAAGAAGCAATTCGTATAATACCTGCACCTGATTTACAAAACTGGGTGGTTGCTAATTTTCTAACGCTTGGTGGACCTCTACACAATCCAGATCACGACCATATCGCTGAGATGCTTCATGACAATGAGGGATTTTTGGCTTTTGCATGGGCTTCTACTGCTTATACGAGAGCTAAGCGTATGGTGCTCGGCCAATGTGAAAAGGTTATGTTTCAACAAGGCGGCTGGAAGAAAGCCCGCCAAGAGCAACAAATGCGTGATTGGTTTGGGTTTGTTCCAATTTACTTAATCACAATCGATGCAAGCTTTTGTGAAAAGGCAAACGATAGCGAGTTCTGTGCATTGCTTGAACATGAGCTTTATCACATCGGTGTAGAGCGAGACTCGGACGGTGAGATTATTTACAGTGATCATACTGGCCTACCTAAGCACTATTTAGCTGGGCATGATGTGGAAGAGTTTATCGGTGTTGTGAAGCGCTGGGGCGCAAATGAAAACGTTAAGCGATTAATTGAAGTCGCTAAAAACCCGCCGTTTGTTTCTGATTTAGATATTTCTAAATGCTGTGGAAACTGTGTAATTACCTGAGCCTTGAGGCTCTTTTTTTTGGCTTTTTAGGTTGACGTAGGTTGACAGGATTGAGGATATGGCGGCTCTAAAAAAGGAGGTAAAACTCTTTATAGTTCGCTCACTTGCCGTATTTAATACACCCACAGAAACTGCTGAGCTCGTCAACCAAGAATACGGGGTAAAAGTTACTAAACAGCAGTGTGAGAAATACGACCCAACTAAACGGGCAGGTGAGAACCTAAGCGAAGAGTTAAGAAAAGATTTTGAAAAGACTCGCGAAATGTTTTTGGGTAAGCCTGAGGCAATCCCAATTGCAAACTTAGCGGTGCGTTTACAGCGATATGAAAGCCAATATCAAAAGCACAGTAGAAACCGTGTAGCAGCTCTAAGCATTCTTAAACAAGCTGCTGAGGACATGGGTGGCAAGTACACGAATAAGACTGAAATTACAGGCGCTGGCGGTGGTCCATTACAAAGCGAAAATATTACCTATGTGACTGCTACCGATGAGCAGGTAAGGCAGGCGATAGATGAACTCGAGAACGAATATTGATCCTGTTAAAACCAAAGCTAAGCGGATTAAATGTGAGAAAGAACATTTATTTTTCACTCGTGCTTTTTTCTTGCCACGTATGGGCTTTAAGTTTTCGGTCAATTGGCATCATGAATATATTGCCGACAAGATTGACGAGGTAATTGCTGGAAAGGTTAAGAACCTAGTTATTAACGTTCCACCGGGTAGTGGTAAAACTGAATTACTTACAAACCTTATTTCTCGTGGGATAGCGCGTAATCCTCGTTCACGCTTTTTGTATTTGTCTTTCTCGCAGTCACTTGTTGAGGATGTATCAGCAACAGCAAGAAACATTGTTAAGTCGGAAGACTTTCAGAATCTATGGCCTGTAAAGATTTCTACCAGTACGGACGCTAAGTCTAGCTGGAAAACTACAGTTGATGGATATGACGCAGGTCATGTTTATTCTGCATCAATGGGTGGTCAGGTCACAGGTCGCCGTGCCGGTACATTAGCGGATGAAGGCTTTACCGGTGCAATTATTCTTGATGACCCATTAAAGCCTGAGGATGCATTTAGCCAGACAGCTAGACGTAAAGCTAATCGTAAGATCTTAAATACAGTCAACTCGCGTAAAGCTAAATCTGATACGCCTATTATTCTGATCATGCAGCGTTTGCACGTTGAAGATCCGACTAATTTTGTGATGACAGGTAATGTGCCTGGTGAATGGGAACAGATCAGTATTCCCGCGCTTATCGATGATGAGTACATCAGTAAGTTGCCTGAAAAAATACAGAGCAAAATTCCACGTGATGTTGAGCGAGATGCGAAAGGCCGTCAAAGCTATTGGCCGTTAAAAGAATCATTGCAATCGCTATTGCAGCTCGAAAAGGGTGGACAAGATAAGGACGGCGCTACGGTATCGCGCTACACCTTTGCAAGCCAATATCAGCAAGCTCCTAAAAAGCTGGGTGGTGATCTTGTTAAATCTGAATGGTTCCCGCGATATTTGGAATTACCAGTTCTTAAGTGGCGTGCAATATGGGCCGATACAGCTCAGAAGGTCAAGAAGCATAATGACTTTTCTGCGTTCATATGTGCTGGCCTTGGCTATGACAACAACCTTTACATCATTGATGTAAAGCGCGGCAAATGGGAAGCACCAGCACTTTTAAAAGTAGCTAAGGACTTCATTAAAAAACACAAAGATGGCAATACCCAAATCGGCAAGCTTCGATATATGGCCGTAGAGGATAAGGCGAGTGGTACCGGATTAATTCAAACCATTGCTAAAGAAACAACATTACCTATTCGGGCTATTCAGCGTGGCGATGACAAGTTATCGAGGACAATGGATGTAATTCTTTATGTTGAAGATGGCCGAGTCTTATTACCAGCAGAAGCACCATGGTTATTGAATTACGTTGAAGAAATTGAAGGACTCACTGCTGACTGGTCACATGACCATGACGATCAGTGGGATCCGACCATTGATGCAATTAACGATTCAATAGCGAGCAAGCCAACTGTATTTGATTAGAGGAAATTATGGCTGAAGATAAAAAGTCCGATGCAATTGGCGATGCAGGGGCGTATACAAACTTTGTCTCAAATCTTGGTACCGAACGTGACAAGGCATCACACGGTTCTTTCGTTAAGAAGGTAATTCCTGATGAGCAATTAGAAGCCGTGTATCAACACTGGTTGGCTAAGCGAATCGTCAACCGCCCAGCAAGTGACATGCTTCGAGCGGGTTGGTTTTACGAAGGGATTCAGGATAACGATTTGTTGAAGCTTAAAGAGGCGTGTAAGGCTTTTAACTTAGATGAGGTGCTCTTATCTAGTTTAGTTCTTTCTCGCTTGTATGGCGTTTGCTACGTACTTCTAGGCACAGTGGACGGCGGCAACTTAGATCAGCCCTTTGATTTAAACAAGTTAGGTGTTGGTCGTTTGGAGTTTTTCACGGTGCTGAAGAAAAAGCAGATTGAAGCCGATACTTCAAAATACTTGCCACCAAGTGAAGCAGACGGTCTTTTAAAGCAACCTGAATTTTACAAGCTAAAACTTGATGGAAAGTCTAACCAACGGATCCACCACACACGCTTAATTAAATTTGCCCATGCTGATGTGGTGAATGAAGAGCCTCAAAGTATTTTGCAGGAAGTCTATGAGGATCTACTAGATCATGCAGCTGTGAAGAAGGCCACTGCTAGCCTAGTCCATGAATCTAAAATTGATGTGATTAGAACCCCGCATTTGGTTGATAAGATCAAAGAGGACCTAAAAGGTGTAGCAGAACGTTTTCTTAGTGTCGGGTTACTTAAAGGTCTAAACGGCATGATCGTTTTAGATAAAGAGGAGGAGTACGACTCTAAATCTTATAGCTTTGGTGGTTTACCTGACCTTATGCGTGAATATTCTATTCAAACTTCTGGAGCGGCCGAAATGCCATATACGGTGTTATTCGGTCAATCACCTGCGGGTATGAACGCAACAGGCGAGCATGACACAAGGAACTATTACGACAGTATTGCAACTAAGCAAGTCTGGTCATT